ACGTTCCAGGCTCAAATTCACTGATGCGCTGACCTCCCTCAACATCATCAGCGTGTAACTCGCCATCATTATTAGTAATAAATCCCATGATGCTCGCTCCAGCACGAGCACGAATCACTGCAGCCTCCTCATACCCTTGCAGCTGATGGACATCAGTCATCACGCTGTGGAACCACGGCACACCACGGTTTTGACCAGGCCGCTCAGGCATGAACAGGTGGATCAGGTCAGCCGCCGGAATGAAAATATGCTTCTGATTGGGCTTTGGGCTGCCGACAAACAATGAGTCGCCTGGATGGCGCATCAAAATTGCATAACGGACAGGTCGACCCCACTGGTCAACCTCAACGCCGTTGCGCCATTCATTATTCTTATTCAACGTATCCCCTTGATACGCCTCATCCAGCAAATCGCTTTCCAGCATCTGCAATGCCAATGGCACTTTTGAATCACCAAAAGGCCGCTTAACAATCCTAAATAGCGCCTCTCCTGCCTCGCACATTGCACCAGCAGCTAGCCATTCAAAATCATGAAAGCTTGATCGCCCCGCACAATCGCAATGCGATGCTTGCGTCCACCGGCTCCATTTAGCCTCAATCTCATTATTAATCCTGTTATCCCGCCTATTGCCACGTAGTTGCAGCACCTGTGACTGAAGCTTGATACCGGTGCCGATCACATTAATCTGTGTCGTCCGCTTTGCCTGCCTGGCGTAAGGGTTATTCCTGACCAGCTCACGCGAGCGATCACGTAAACGCCGCAAGCTATTGCGAATCTCAGCATCAGCACTGGCCTGCGTTGCCATCCAGTCATTCGTCAGCCTAGAGACCAACGCACCGCTATAAGCACGACGCGGCATCGGCCGAGGGTTGCCGACCTTGAACCCCAGGAAATTCATCACACTTGTTCGGATTCCCATGATCAGTTAAACCTCACGAACATGTTGCGGGGGTTGCCAAGCCCATTAGCAATCAGCGATGCCGCTTCCTCACGCTTCACCTCAGCCTTTAGCTTGCCCTCAAGCTGGATTAGATCCTGTAGGTCATATCGCTTCAAGTTGCGATTGCCGATCTTGTATTCCTGTACAGCACCACCAGCAATCAACGTGCGGATCGCTAGCTGTACAGCATCTAGATCTTTCTTGACCTGACTGCGACCGTCAAAGGCTCCAGGATTGCTGACGTAACTGAGGTCAGCCTCAACAATCAGTTGCCCATAGCCAAGCGTAAGTGTTTCTGATGGTCCGCTCCTTGTCGCAACTGCCTGCCAATACCACTCACCAGGCTCAAATTCTGCGCTTTCAGTCGCAGTAATCGTAAACTCCCACCCGCTAAGGTAAATCGTCCCTGTCGATGTATGCGCTTCACGGTTTACATTTGCGCGTAAGTAATACTTAAGCGTCCATACATCACTTTCAATCGCGTTGCCGAACGTGTCAACCGTGGCGTCATCTCGCCACTTAACCGTGTCGCCAGCCCTAATCTCGCTTGGGATGTTCACAAGATCACCAACGTTGGACGAAATTACGGCGTTTAGGCCGTTTTTGCTGCTCTGATCCTAGCTGAGCCGGCTGTTTAGGCTCATTACGCCGCTCGAACTGATCCCAAATCGTCCTACGGTCAAATTTCTGATAAAGCCGATGCAAAGCAGCATAGGCATACACCATCTCGTCTAACGCCTCGTTTGGGCTTTGGCTTTTCTTGACCCACACCCTTTCAGGGAATCCATTTTTATACTTCAACACCTGCCTTTCAGCCGTTAGCTCGGAAAAATACGTCGCACCAACAGTTGGATAAAAATGCAGGTAGCCAGGGCCAGGATCGTTGTGCTTCAGCCTGCCAAACAGCAACGATTTGACGCCGTCTACGCCAACTGGGAACAGCTGTGCGCCCTTCTTCAGTGCTTTTCCTTGGAAATTGATGTCAACCTTGCTTGCCTTGCCTAGTGGTGGTTTTCCTTTCTGGTTCATGCCCTTAATAGCAATCACCCCCATCGCCGCACGCTCTCTCGCATACTGATACACCTCCTGCGTGTGGTGTCCGCCAGAGTCAATCGCGCAAACCTCTACCTTCAGCTTCCTCCCATCCTCAGTCTCATACGGCTTTTGCAGCACCTCATCTAGTTGCTTCCAGACCTCCGACCTAGACGGTGATCCATGAAGAACCACTCGATCAACCAAATACATCTCTTCATCTCGGGCAACCCCCCAGACCGATGCAGATAGTCTGTCGTCTTGACAGTCCGTGCCGCAAACCAGAAACAAAACTTCTGCTGGTGGCACGCTTTGCTTGTATTTCTCTTCTGCAGCACGTTGCTGCAATGACTCGCCACTAATCTTGCTCGCATATTCATCTTCCCAGACTTCTCCCAAAATCGTATTCACAAAAGTCTTCAATTGTTCTGCGTCATGCTTAGCCTCAAGGAACTCCTCTACCAAGTTTGACCATGCTGCATTTGGTGAATAGCTGTAAGCAGCCCAAATGTGAAACCCAACGTGCCTGCCAGCACTCGCATTTGTCGCTCGCCACTCCCCCCTCTCAACCATCCAACGCTTCTTCGAATGAGGAATCAATTCACCGCATTTCTCACACTTATAAGATGCTGTGGACGGATCACCATCAACCCACTTGATGTTTGACCATTTCAAATACTGCATATGCCCACAGTCAGGGCACGGCACATAATATCTCCTCATGTCTGACATCTCAAACATCTTTTCAATCCGACTGAAGTCTTTCACCGTCGGAGTTGATCCAGATACAATCTTCCGGTTCCAGTAATACTCCGTTCTTCTGATGCCCAGCTTGATCTGGTCACCTTCAGCGCCAGCAGAGGGAGGATAGCCATCGACCTCGTCGAACAGCACTATCCTCCGGCTAACACGCCTGAAGCCACGAGGCGAATTAGCTCCTACAAGGCTAAGTGTCCCGCCAGGAAACTGTTTCTGCAAAATCGTATTAGCACCATCTTTTGCCTTCGCTTCACTAACTAACCCCTTCAATACAGGCGTGTCACGCAACATCGGCGCGATCTCTTCCTTCGAATACCCCTGCGCATCCTCGATCGTGGGCTGGACCAACATGATCGGTGCAGGATCCTGATGCACATGGAATCCAATCACATGGTTCAAAATCTTCGAATATCCCACCCTCGCTGACTTCATCACCGTCACCTGCTCCACCAGTGGATCTGTGATCGCATCCATAATTCCCTTCTGGTAAGGCAACGTCCTCCACCTACCACCCTCAGCACTAGATTCCGCACTCAAAAACGCATAGTTATCAGCCCACTCACTAAGGCTCAACTTCTTTGGTGGCTCAAACGCACGCAGTGCAGCCTTTTCTAAATCGACAATTGAAGTCATACCTCCTCACCTCCTTCAGCAGCAAGATCCTCAAGCGTTTCTCGGATCAAGTCCTCCAACGCCGACATCGCTGTCGCATCAAGGTCAGGAATCCGCTGCTTTGCCTTGCTCGGTATACCCAAGATTTTTGTACGCGACAACGTAATAATCTCAAGCCACTTGCTTTGAACATCAGCAGCGGGCACCAGCAAACCCTCCTTCTGCTTCCTGTCCAGCTCTAGCAACTCAGCTTTCAAATGCTCTGTCCTGGCACGGCTTTCGTCGTAATCCGGGATGTACTCCACTGTTCGACTCATCCGAGCGACAGACTCCTTGCCTTCCTCCACTTGCCTCGGTTGCGGCGTGCTTCTGTGAGCGGTATTCTTGCGAGTTTGCGTATTTCTGCTGTACTCATCCAGCAAAGTTGAGCCGTCAATAAGCTTCCGTCCCTTGTCATCTTTTATGTAGGAAATTCTTCCTGCTTTTACAGCTGAGTGAATTGTTGGCGATTTAACGCCCAGGATCCTTGCTGCTTCAGCTTGCGTAATCAGTGCCATCGGGGCATTTACCGGATAAGTGAATCTGCAAATCGGGAATGAAAGAAACGAAATTGCATTTCGCACGGACGACTTGGCGTCATATTAGACGAAAACTTTCGAAACATGTGCCTAGGTAAATTTTGCGCCTTTCTTCCC